CGCGCGATGTTGGCGCGAAGCTGGGCAATGTTTTCCTGCGAGTTTACCCTAGCCTGGTTGGCTTGTGCAGTCTGTGCGGCCTTCATCGAATCCAACTGCAGGCGCTGTTCCGCGATCGCGTTGTCACGCTTGTTGTCCTCGTCGCGGATCTTTAGTTCCTCGGCCTTGAGCGCTACCACCGGATCAGGGCCCTCGCCACCAGACAACTGGCTCTGGAGCGCACGAACCTCTTGCATGTACTGCGCTACCTTGATTGCAACCATGCCTTCCTTCTGAATGGCCGAGACCATGCGGTCAGGATCCTTGCCGTACTGCATAAAGAGCTCCGCCTCGACGTCCTCTTCGGCCTTGATCCGTACGTGCTGCAAGACATGCTTCTGTAGCTCCATCGCGGCCATTGGCTGGGCCTGCACCATTGGGGATAGCCCCATCATCAGGTGGCTTGCAATGTGCGCGTCGTGCTGCTGGCCAGCAAACGCCTTCAAAGTCATCCCGTCCAGAATGTCGGCGTTCTCAGTTGCCGGGTCCTTAGGCATCTGGGTGTTCTGCGGACGCAGGATCCCGTCAATGTCACGCACGTTCAAGGCGGCATACACGCGGTAGTACGCCTCGTACATGTTGTGCATCTGCGGAGCAGTCTGGGCTAACTGGAGTTGCGTCTGAGCCAACGTAATACGCTGCGCAGTCGAGAAAATATTGGGGTCGGCGACCGGTAGTACCGCAACCAGCTCATTGAAATCCTTTTTCTTGATCGTACGCTTGGCCCCTGGCACGTCGTACGGGTACTCGTCCGGCAAATAGTCTGCAAAGCCCTTGGCGAGTAACTCAAACTCCATCTTCTGCGCATAGTGCATGCGCTTGTGGATGGCCGACATGACATTGGAGCCCTTTTCCAAGAGCGCAATGGTCGTTCCGACGGCTGCCTGCTGGTTACCATCACCAACCTGCATGTCCGCGATGCTTGCCAGGCGTTTTCCTGCCTCGACAGTGAACCCTAAAAGCTGAAACAGCGTCTGCGATGGCTCTTTGTACGGCAGTGGCATGAGAGACGACTGAAGTTCCGCGCCTCCCGCGTCAATATCGCGCCATTCGCCAGGCTGGATTGGATTATCGTCGTCCGAGATCCGTGCGCCTTTGGCCTTGAAGCCTGCTGGCAGGTTAGCGAGCGTTCCTGCGTCCAAAAGTTGACGCAATGCAGACGTTGCGGTCTTCGATAGGCCACCAATCAAGTGTACAAAGCCCAAACCGTAGGCGCCTAAGCCCTCTACAAGCACATAATGCACAAAATAATTACGCCGGCAGCACTTTTCGTCGCCCTCGACCCAGTTTCTGCGGATTGCCAGCACCTTGCCGCTGGCCTCGTCCACCGTTACCACGTACGGAAGCTTGATTCCTGTGGGTTCTCCGTCCTCGCCCATGTCCTCAAAGCCTGGAATATCCAAATTGACGTGATATTCAAGCAAAAAGATCTCAGACGGGGCTCCGGTCTCCACCACACCGGTCTGTTTGTCAATGGAATACGTGATTTGGCTTGCGTCGGCAGGAGTTTCCTGCGGATTTACGTCCAAGTCCAAGTACTCTCCGGCTACAACACGCTTCCTAAAGTCGTTTTCGTCCATCGCAATACGGTGAGTAATGCGCGGACACTCGCTCATGACGCTTGAGCCGTAGTACGGGATGAATAAATCGTCAGGCAAGACCAGCTTTGACACCATCCGGCCAATCTGATCGTCAAAATAAACCTTCTTAAACGTCGAGCCACCGTATCCGGTGTAGAAAAGCAACTGGTCAAACTCCGGTGTGTACTCCTTCATCACCGTAGTTATCTGGTAGTTCATGAAATCTTGTACGCGGGAAGCCTGTTGGGCCTTGTCCAACGTCTCTTTGCCCAGGATCTGCGTACGTACAGGGCCTCCTGGTGGCATTAGTTCCTTAAATGCCTGGGCCTGGAACTGCACAATGGCCTCGGTCAGCATTGGATGCACCGCACCAGCTGCGCCACGGAAGGGTTTGGTACGCTCCTCGATCCGTAGACCAAGCAACTCTAAGCCCTTGGAGTACATCATCTCCCAGTCTTGGCGACTGGACTTGTCCGCCTCGAATAAAGCAGCAAGGTCCAAGGCAATCCGTTGCCGGTCGTCCTGGTCCACGACCTCGGCCATGTTGGCATAGAAGTCCACGTCCTCGACTTCATCTTCACCGATCTCGACCACGGCGCTGCCGTCTTCTTCCAAGACGACTTCGATGTCCGGCATGTCCTCTTGCTCAATCTCGATCTTGAGCTCGGACTCCGACGGGGCTTCGTTAATTATTTTGTCAATGGGCATAGTCTTTGCCTTTTACTGGATTTATGCTGTTTGGTCAAGTCAGTCCGGATATTTGGTCATGCCGCCGAATAAATCTGCCAAGCGGTTGAACTCAGTCTTGGTGATGTAGGGGTGGCCCCCCTGTTCTGTAACCACATCTACCGCAAAGCCCCGATCCTGAGCATTCTTTAAAAAACCGGGTTTCAGGGCAACTAGGTCCGTATTATTAAGATCCCCAATTCCGGACCACTGCTGTGATTTGATGAAGTCCTGAACAAACGGGATGTATTCTTCATTGGGTTTGGCGTTGCCTTTACCTTTGATTTGAAGAATTCGCGGTGGATTTGGTGGAACCCCAGCTTCAGCAAGAGCCTCCACTATATTCTCTTCCGTTAGTTCATCTATGTCGGGATTTTCTTTGCGCCACTTTCGAATATGCTCACGGTATTGAGCTTTTGTTTGTGCATCAAGCGAAGCAAATTCTTCTCCGCTAATTGGGTAGAGCTGCTCAGGAGGCGCAGTTTCAATCGTCACATGCGGCTCACCCTTCTTGTCACGCAACGAGAAGATGTTCGTCTCGCCCGACCACACGTCATCACAATACCCGCCCACGCAATGGCGCATGGTTGAGCCTTCGTATTTCAAGGCTTTCTCGAGGTCGTTCTTTGCAAGAAAGTCTAAAGCCTGTTGCTGTACAGAAATGTCTCCGTAAGGGCTGAACGTAGTCAGCTTCTTGCCATCAGGTCCGAACAATGCCGGACCTTCGTATGATGACGTCACAGAATATCCAGGAGGCAGCTCCGTGTACTCCGCCGGCTTTAGCTGCTGCCACTTGAGCCTCTTAGGCGTGTCTGGATATTCCTTGATCGTGGTCGCTGAACGCTCTGCATCGGCAAGGCTAGCCGCAACACGTTGTTGCGCACGCCAGTCGTTGATGTTGTTAACGTGTCGAAAAGCCTTCTCAATACCCAGTCCCTGCATGTCCTCGGGCTTAAGCAAGAGATTTGGTGGCAGACCAGAGTTAGGATTTAAGGCGTTGCGTAGCTCGTCAATGGTGTGCGTAAAGATTTCTTTTTCGTTGATCTCAAGAGGGCGAATGCGATAGACAAGATCCTCTTCGCCAAGTTTGGCCAACCACGGGTTATCAGAGAACTTAGACCCCTCCGGGGCCCAAACGTTGCCCGAAGCTTCTCCTTCCTTGACACGCGCATCTATTTCTTTTTTCGTCGTTGGTGCAAAAGGTGCATCGGCTAATTCTTCATAGGACTTGCCAAGGTTGCTCTTGGCTGTTTCAAAAGGAGACATGCCTGCTTTTTCGCGAGCTCTTCCAATGCTTGCATTCACGTGTGTATACGGGCCTAGTTGAATCGGCAGTATGCTCGTGCTTTGAAATGCCTCGTCCACTTTCTCTATCTCGTCGGCCAACGCAGCTTCAGACGCTTCCGTGTTCTTGCCCCTGGCCTTTGCCGTAGCAATGTCATCTTTCATTTTGGCAATGCGCTTTAGCCCTGCCTGGTAGTTTGCCTGGACCTTTTCACTCATTTCGTCGGCAAGCTTACGGATAGGATCGTCCTCTGTTCCCATCTGCTTTTTGACGTAGTTGCCAAACTTGTTCTTGATCCAGTCGTCAAGAGCCGCTTCTTGACCAAGGGTTTTTGCATATGCTGTTTTAAGCTCTGGAAGAGTGCCATACTGCTTTTTTAATTCATTTAAATAATCAGAGGCATACTTATCCCCCTGATACTGCGCTGTTATACGCAAGGGTTTAATCGCCTTCTCCACGTCGCCAGCCAAAAGGTTGCCACCGCCTTTGGGGCGGATGATTCCTCCAAGCCCACCACCGGTCCAGTTCATGATGAACTCCTGCGGGTCACTTTGGAGTTGCTGCGCTACATTGCCAAGCGCACGTTTGTTAAATGCAACAGGGTCGGTTACCGCCTCACGCAAGTTACCGTACACAGTCTTACCCGCCTGCTTTAACAAATCCAATCCCTGGCTCGTGAGACTTGGCCCTTGGTCCGTGGGCAGTGGTGTGCCGACAGTCATCTGCTCTGCAATCTCACCGTACTCAGGACTACCCTCAGCACGTTTGATAGGACCAGCCTGGCCAAGCTTGCCCGTCATATCCAAAGGATACGGCGGCAAAGCGTAGAGCTGTTGCCTTGCAAGACTTGACTTCTGTTGTGGTCCTTGGGCCGTGGCTCGCGGGGCGATGCGCTTGACTGCCTGCTGCGTTGGAGACCTGGGCTCCTTATCCGCCTGAGACTGCGCCATCGCGGCACGCATCTGCTCAACCTCTCGCTCCGTGTACGCCCTCTCCTCTACTTCTCCACCTTCAGCAAAGGCAGCGACAGACAGACTGTTGATATCGACTAACCCGCCATCGGCCATGTTCAATGGGCCGTCAAACGCGATAGGCTGTGCAGCGGGCATCTGGCCAACAGGACCGCCCATGGCAAAATAATTTACCGACAGGCTGTCAATGTCTTCAAGGTTTCGGTCCATTAAGGCCCCAGGAGAAAAGTTACTACAATTCTATGCCTCAATAGTACTCCGGCACAAGCCCCTCGCTGGCTTTCTCGTCCTGATAGTCGCTGTCAAGGTTAATGAAATTCCCTGCACGAAACCGCATCATCGCCTGGGTGGTCGAGTCCACCAAGTCATCATTGTCCCCGTTTGGAAACGCCGCACACTCCTCGATTAGCTCCATCGCCCAGTCAGTGTCCGGGGCCCAGACCATACCGGACTCGAACAAAGGGGCCACCGCGTTGGCTCGGGAGATCTTGTCCTGACCGGACCTTCGGCCACCTGGCGTGTACATCGTCACAGGGATCCCGATTCGGCGAAGCTCTTGCTGCAATGGCACACCGGTTGCCTTGGCCTCGATCAACACGTTATCGGGCTTCCACTCGTCATACTGCTCCTTGGCCCGGCGCTTCAATTCAGGAAAGTCCCACCTTCCTTTTTGCATGTCCAAGAGGATAATGGCAGGCCCCCCATCTTCCTGGGGGTAGAACACACCCCAGGTCGTAATGACAGAGAAGTCCGCCGTCTCCTTCTTGGAGTACGCCGTGTCGTACGATTGGATGATGTAGTCAATCCTGGGCGTGTAGTCGTGCTCCCAGAGCTGCCACCACTCGCGCTTGAGAATCGCGCCCTCGTCGTTGGTCGGCTGCTGCTGGTACATGGCGTTCCACTTCTGTGGAGACAAAGAGGCCTTGACGCCCAATAACTCCTCAAGCTTCCAGAAACTTGGCCATAGGGGATTACCACTAGGCAGGATTGCAGGAAATTCGATCACCTCCCAACGGTCCGCCTTGTGCGAGACCTGGGCCTTGATCAACCGGGCTGTTAAGTCTTTCGTGCCCCACCGGGTCATCACAATGACCACCGCTCCACCAGGCTGGAGTCGCGAGCGAGGTCCAGAGGAATACCAGTCCCAGGCATTTTCCAATGCAAGCTCTGATGCCGCGTCCTGTTCCGAGTGTGGATCGTCAATGATCAAGAGGTCCGCGCCACGTCCAGTCATCGCACCACCAACACCGACGGCAAAGTACTCACCGCCCTCGCTTGTCTCCCAACGGCCCGCAGCTTTCGAGTCCTGTTTCAAGAAGACCTGTGAGAAGAGCTCACGGTAGTTTTCCGCTGACATCAGATCACGGACCTTACGGCCAAAGCGCACGGCAAGCTCGCCCGTGTGGGTAGCCTGAATGATCTTGGTTGTCGGTTTACGTCCCATGATAAACGCAGGCAGGAGATAGCTTGCGAACTCAGACTTCGTGTGCCGTGGAGGCATGTTGATGATCAGGCGCTTTAGCGTGCCATTGGCGATACGATCAAAAGCCTCGGCCATCCGCTCGTGGTGAGCACTGAAAATGGCGCTTGGCCAGACATATCTCGCAAAGTCGAGAAAGTTAGTTTGTGATCGCTCCTGTGCTTCCAGGAGGCGCAGTCGTAATTCAAGTCTTAAGCGCTCAGATTCTACGTCTTCCGGCGCGGCGGTCTGGTTCATGCAGAGTCCGTTCGAAAAAAATTTGCAAAAAATTTTTTGCCAAGTGAGTTTTTAAACTAAAGGGGGCCCTTTTGCAAGTGGCTAACGGCAAAAAGTTCCGAATTCTGTTTTGGCCAGGAAAAACTGTGTGAAATCGGGCTAAAGCCTGCGCAGCCTACACACGGGGCCGTTTTGCGGGGT